TTTCATTTTTACCCTCATTTATAAAATGCCAAGATAAAGTATTTAAGGTATATGAAAATCTATTTTCATCCAAAAGAGAACATGCAATCATGGTATCTACTACTAAACCATTGATATTTAAGTTTAAACTACGTATCCAACTAACGTCATACATGGCATTATGAAATATTTTTGTAGCAGGACATTCCAGAATATCTTTAAACCACTCTAAAGTTCTTTTCCTGTCCATGTTAGGACCCTCGGCATGAGCTATGGGAAAATACCAACTATTATTATAAGTAGCAACAGATATGCCTACTACTTCACCATTACCCACCACAGAGCCAGAACCTTTTGATTTTAAATCTGGATCTCTGGTTTCTAAATCTATGGCTATTTCATCGTAAGATCTAAGATCAGGATACTCTGTTGGCTGCACCCACTCTGTTTGTGGTAATATCATATTTTTACAATACCCTCAATATCTAAATTAAATGCAAAACTAATTCTTGTTTTTTCACTTTTATGTTTTTCTACTTTATGACGAAGTGCACTTGGAAAAATTAAAACCTCTCCTTTCTTACCATGGTAAGAAAAATTATTTTCAAAAATTGTGGGTGAGTCCTCACAATCGGTATAATAAATTATTCCTGACAAATTACCACCATGGGCATGTAAAGGATTAAAAGAATTTTTTTCAACATAGTTTATCCATAGATCATAACCGTCAAAATGGTTTTTATTTTTACGCATCAACACAGTTCGTCTAGTTTCTTTTAAAGAAATTTTTTCATACTTGCATCTGTAATGCTCTCCAAAATAAATTAAATAACTTTGTAAAAAAGAGCCCTCAACTAAATTGAAAGGCACTGATGTTTGAAAAGAATTTTCACCTGAATTAAAATGTTCTAACAAAAAAGATAGTTTGTGATTTTTTATTTTGTCAGTATGTCTTTTACAATTTTCTAATTCTTCATATATTAGACTAGGCATCTTATGTTTTAAAATATACTTATCTATTTCTGTAATATCTTTAAAAATATCACTTATCATTTTTTCTTAGGTCCATCTTTCATTTTTTTTATCTCTAACTGACAATAGTGTATAATTTTTTCTAAATCTTCAATACCTGATTTATTTAAATAACGACAAACATACTTTACAACACATCCTTGAAAGAACGAGAGATTATTTTTAGAAATAAATTCATAAGGTTGTATTTTCATGTTCTTATAATGAGATCCCCCAATTTGTTTATTCTGTGGAAACGCCTCATCAAATATATCTTTATGTGTCATAGCTGATATTCCTTTATTTTTTTCTTACTTTTTAATTTATATAAATTATTTCTTGCTCTCGTGATACCGACATACCACACTCTATGCTCCTCATCTTGTTTGTCAACACTTAAACTTATACCATTTTTAACTTTTGATCCCTGGTGCATGGATAAAATTACATTGTCGCTCTCACCACCCTTTGCGGCATGGATAGTTGATAACCATATTCTTGCAGGTTCTTCTAAATTTTCTTTTTCAGATAATAAATTTCTTATATATAAAACTTCTTTTTGGTCAGCCATAAATTTTTCATACCATGGAACCTGATCATCCCAATCTCCATTAGGTATAAAATCTTTTACTTCCTCTATTTCTTTTTCTTCTAATTTTTCTCCATTACGCCATTTAGTATAAGCAACCGCTGCTTTATATAATGCAACTCTAAAACTTTTACCCTTGTTACTTTGATAATAATAATTTTTATTTTTTAAATCTTTCATAATTTCTAATAAATTAGATTTAGTTCTGGTTAATATTAACCATTTACCCTCTGTTAAATTTACTTGGTTGATATCAGATATGGTTTGACAATCTCCATCGTAGTCTCTTGGGTCATAGTATTTGTATTTTCTAATACCTTGTATCTTCATTATTGGAAAATTAGATTCTAATTGCACAGACAATGACACTCTTTTTGATTTTCTTAAAATTATTTCTTTTGCAGGTTCTTCTATAAATCTTTTTACATCTGCACCAGCCCATGCAAAAATAGCCTGATCATCATCACCTGCTAAATACATATGTTCTGTGTGGTTTTTTAATTTATCATAAAGTTTCCATTGTAATGGAGATAGATCTTGAGCTTCATCTATAAAGATAGCTTTGAATTTTGGTATCTTATCTGATTCTAAAACCATTTTTATCATATCGTTAAAGTCTATTAGTTTATTTCTTTCTTTGTATTTTTTTAAATTTATAGATATATGTTTTAAAGTATCCCAATCTATTTCTTTTCTATCGTGTTCATTTAAATCAAACTCTGTTCTTATATTTATATCTTTATTGATCGCTCTTTGTATCATTTGAAAATAAGGATTATTACAAGTTAAAAAATGAGTTTCCTCTTCATTGTATTTATCACTAAAAGAAACTCTAACGTTTAAATTTTTACCTAAATCTTCATAGTGGTAAGGTTGCATTATATCTTCTTCAGTTAATCCAAGTAAGTGATAACAAAAAGCATGCAGTGTTTGAAAATAAGGTACTTTAGATTCTGACACACCTATTCTTTTTCTAGCCTCCTCTGCTGCTTTCTTTGTAAAAGCAAAGTAACCTATTTTATGATAAGGAACACCAGTTCTACTATAAGCCTTAACTCTTTTAATTAGTCTATAAGTTTTACCTGTTCCAGGTGGACCATATATTTTATTGATCTTTAACATCGGGTTTTTTAAAAGTATCTATTAGTTTTCCTTTCCATCCATAATTTCCTAAATGTGTTGTCTCACCATCAACTACACCATAAAATTTAAAACCAGCTTCTCTAATTAAATTACAAAAATTTACATCTTCACCCCACCAGTTTCCTTGTTTATCAAAAGTAGTATCCCAAAAATTATAAAAATATTTGTTGGCTTCATCTGACATGCTTTCTTTTTGTTTTATTTTAAGATCGGGATAATCATTCATTAATTTTTCATAAACTTTTCGATGGACTAAAGTTAACCCGGCAGGGCCTTTTGTAAGTTCAACTAAGCCTTTTTTATCTATAGTTATGTTTTGACTATCCTCAAACTCTACAGAAAATTTTAAAGTTTGATCTTGTGTTTTCTTTCTATATGGAACACAGATAGCATCCTTCTTTGATATTATCATCCTGCCCACAACATCTGGTTCAAATTCCATGTCTGCATCTATATTTAATTGATAATCAAAACCTGTTTCTAAAAACATGGCGGTTAAAACATTTCTACCATATCCAACATACGGACATTTAAAAGTTTGAACTGTCGTTTTTATCTTGGCTGCAGTAAATTTATCTATTAATTTTATTAAAGATAAACACGTTCCCACCTGCATTGTGTCGTAGGCAGGCATTGATACACATACACTAATTGGTTTCATACTATATTCTCCTTATCTTCTCCTTCTATTATTTCATCTGGTATTTCTTCTTTCTGTAGTCCTTCTTTTGGAAGTTTTAAAACTCGTAGTGGTGGAAAAGAATCTTCGCTTTTACCTTTTGGAAATCTTTTTTTACAGTCAAAGTCTCCGTTAAAATATTGTTTAATCATGGTAGCTGTTCTTGCTCTTTCTTTTGTCCAATCTCCTCTTTTTAATTCATCATAAAATTTATCATAAATAAAATAATAATGGCCATCATCTTCTAAAACTGCACCAGTTTTAAAAGATGCATATGTTCCAGCTTTAGGTCCATTAACAAAATCAAATAATTCTTTTTTCAACATGTCCATGGGATTTGTGCCTGCAGGTGGTTTAATAGTTTCCATATTTGCCCATAGAGTATCTAAAATAGTTTGGTAATCATTTTGTTTTAATATTGGTGGAAATATAGGAGTTTGCTCTGCAATCAATGCACGCATTTCTTTCATCTCTGCTATTTTTTTAATATGTTTAGCATGTATCTGTACTACTTTACCATCAGCTAAATCTACATTTATAAAAAACTCTGGATCAGGTTTGTAATCCATTTTAATTAAACCAGATACCTGTGGCCAACTAGTGCTTCTGTGACTACCAATACCAAACTTTCTTTTTAAACAAGTTCCTTTTGCACAATAAGAAGAGATAGGAAGATCACTACATTTAAAACCTTTAGTTTCATTCTTCCAATATTTTATTTTTTCTTTTACTTTACCATCACCCCATACGGTATCATAAACAATATAATTTCTAGCAGCTTCTAAAATTTTGTCCTCCCAATTATCTGGATATTTTTTCTTTGCAAAAACCATATAGTTATAAAGAAATCGATCTCTTTCATCTTTTAATTTGCTGCCTGATTCCTGTATCTCTTTGCATATCATCTGTAAACATGGAGGCCCGTCATGAAACTCTTCTGGTCCACCTGTAATTATTTCTTTAATTTTTTTAGATCCTATTTCTTTTAAAGATTTTTCAGTCTGTAAATTTAACTCAGCTATTTTTAAAAATGTTTCTAGATCCATTTTACTACCGTCAGGGTTAAGAGCTTTACGTTCAGTGCCTTTGTAATATGGTAAATTTATAAAACTACCTGATGTTTTTTCATTGTTTTGATTGACACCTAATTTTGTTTGTTTAGGATATATTTCTGTGTTGTGAGGTAATTTAAATAAAAATAATAAATTAGATAAAAATTCTCTTATTAATGTTGCAGGCACTTTTTCTTTTGTAAATATATAAATATGAAGTCCACCACTTTTTGATTCTATTGGAACCACTGGTAATTTTTTATTTTCAATTATGTCTAGATATTTTTTTAAATTAAAACTTTTGTAATTTTTTGGATCTACATCTATTGCACCAAAACTAGATTTGGCTTCATCATCACAAGGCTGAATACCTATAGATTTTTTTCCCTCTAAATGATCTGTATAATCTTGATCAGTAATATTTCTTTTTGACCAACCATAATCTCCGGGATCAAATTTTAACTTACCTGATTCAGGGTCCACATACCCTTTGTCTACATTGCAAAAACCATAGTCTCTTTGTAGACCGCTAAAATATTTTCTAAATTCTTTCAAGGCGCCTCCACTCTCGCTTTGGCGCCTTTGCAAGTGTACACATAGGTACTCGGTTAAACTATATCTTGTTTAGGTTGAGATTTCTCGTACTGAGGTTTCGCTGAACCTTTAGATACAGTCTTCTGAAGTTGTTGTGCAACTTCATATATATCTGAATCACCTCTATCTGATACATCAAGATTTCTAACTCTTGATGGTTTATAGACATGCCAGCTTTTACTACCCGCTGTCTTGCCTACAGTTTTTAAATTGTAAACAGCAGCATACGCAGCTGGATTAAAAGAGCCTTCTGCATCTGAGAATCTAAGATTCTTAATTAGATTATTTAGCTCTCTAGCTGGTGTAAGATTAGAAGATCTCATAGCTATCACTGCAGGTTTTAATTCTGAGTCGACCATGGCCAACACATAAAAGTATGCAGTTTTTTCTACGTAATTACCATTTGGTAATCTATATCTACCATTTTTTTCTTCAACACCATCCGCTGGAATATCCAAATGTGTTCCTACTGGAGCGGATGCACTATCACCTCTCTCCTGCCACTCTGGATATCTAGTTTGAGAATGTGCTATTATCACATCTAGTCCTTCTCTACCATCTATAAGTTTAGTAAAGCCCGCGGCATATATCATACCAGGTTTTGCACCTTCAACATATTTAGCGTCTCTTTCATTACACTCTGGTGAAAGTTGATGTAGAATTTTTAGTATCGGTGTTGAAACATCATCCGATCTAATTTCTTCTGCTCCTTTACCTGAGTCTGATCTTAAATTTATAGTGGCAAGTGATCCTGCACTATTCTTTTTTACTACTTCTTTTTCCATATTTACTCCTTGTTAGTTTGTTAGGTTAGTAGTTTATTTGGTTTTTATTTCAGTTTGATTTCCTTCAAACTTGTTGAACAACTCTGCAGGTATACTACCACCACGTTCGTGATAATCGCGCAGAGTTGTTCTAAGAGTGCCTGCATGAACTGCAATCTTTCGATCAGGTTCATAACCTTGCCCTCTTGCAAGGGTCGCATATTGCTCCGCCTTGTTATCTTCGTTCAGACCAAATTTAACTGTGATTTCATTTTTCACAATTGCTCCCAGTCCGTTTTTCCGAAGCCAGTTGTGTGCCTCTTCTTTCTTTGCTGCAATAATAGAGACACCAAAAACATTTTTTATAGCTATCTGTGAGTTATCTTTTAAAGTTAAAGTTTTTAAATTTAACTGGGTCATCAGATCAGGTATAATAATTGTAGAGTAATATTTTTCTCTTTCTTTCAACTCTTTTAATTTTTTTTCTTGATTTGTAATTTCTTGTTGAATTTCCTGAAGCGTATTAATTTCTTTTGATAATTCGTCAGGGTTTATATTAGACACCTGATTAGGTGCATCTTTTCTTAGATCTATCATATCTTTCTCCATATATGTTTAATAGTTTAATTAATAAATTGCACTTCATTATATATGGGATAATTATATACTGTCAAGTTTTATTTTTGAAAAATATTAATTTCTATAGAATAATACATTTTTTCCTGTCTATCCCACTTTAATAGTTTATATTTTCCATTGGTGATGTCGGAAACTAAAGAACATGCAACTCCAATTATGGCAGGGTCTCCAGATAGTAATAAGTAATCTTCTTCCTTGTAATCCTTTAGAAGCGTTCTAAGTTTTATGACTAGTGGTCCTGGTGAATGTATCATTTGTGAAAATTCAGGTAATACAGTCACAATGTCACCATATTTTTGTGCACCTACAATATTATATTTAGGCTCACCTTTTGATGTTCCTGGGATTGCCTGTATTAAATAAACCTTTGACATTGACTTTTTAACTTTCAAGTAATATATAGCAATTAGAAAGTAAAAGTAAACATGAATTATAAGTTTAAAACTAAGCCATATGAGCATCAATTAAAGGCTTTAGAACGTTCTTGGGATAAAGAATACTTTGCCTATTTTATGGAAATGGGTACAGGTAAATCTAAAGTATTAATAGACAATGCTTCTATGCTTTACAACAAAGGCGAGATAAACGGGCTTCTCTTAATTGCTCCAAAAGGTGTTTATAAAAATTGGTATGAAGGTGAAATACCTACACACATGCCTGACCATATAGAAAAAAATATTGTGCTATGGCAGACTTCAAACAGCACACCTTTACAAATAAAAAAATTAAATAGTTTATTTGCAACCGGAACAGATTTTCATATTTTAATTATGAATGTAGAGGCCTTTTCCTACCCAAAGGCCACCACTTTTGCTACTAAATTTTTAAATTCACATAAAACTATGGTAGCTATAGACGAGTCTACCACGATAAAAACACCAACAGCTAATAGAACAAAAAATATTTTAAAATTAAAAACTCTTTGTAAGTATAGAAGAATATTAACAGGTTCACCTATTACAAATTCACCATTAGATTTATGGAGTCAGGCTCAGTTTCTTGATTCCTGGCTCTTGGGATTTGATTCTTATTGGGCATACCGTGCACATTATTGTGTTATGAAAACTATGAATTTAGGCTCTAGAACTGTGAGTGTTCCTGTGGGACCTAATAGAAGAAATATACCAGAGTTGGAGGAAAAGATAAAAAAATTTAGTGAACGTGTTTTAAAAGATGATTGTTTAGATTTACCTAAAACAACTTATGTCACTAGAGAAATAGAACTTACTGGAGTGCAAAGAAAACTTTACGAAGAAATGCGAAGGTACGCTATTTCAGAACTTGAAGGTAAAGTCTGCTCTACTTCAACAGTTATGGTCCAATTATTACGACTGCATCAAATATCTTGCGGTTATCATGCAACAGATGATGGTAAATCACAACAGCTGCCTTGCAATAGGTTAACAGAACTCATGGATATTATTTGGGAATTATCAGGTAAAGCTGTTATCTGGTCGTATTATCAAAAAGATGTTGAAAGAATTATTGAGGAAATAAAAAAAACTCATGGTGAAGATTCTGTGGTTGATTATTATGGGCTTACACCTCAGGAAGATAGACAAAACAATATAAAAAAATTTCAAGAAAATCCTAAGTGTAGATTCTTTGTAGGAACCACACAAACTGGCGGATATGGAATTACTTTAACAGCTGCATCAACTATGATTTATTATTCTAATGGTTATGATCTAGAAAAAAGATTACAATCAGAAGCAAGAATAGATCGTATAGGTCAGGAGAAACCCATGACTTATATTGATCTAGTTGCAGGTGATACAATAGACATTAAAGTACAAAAAGCTCTTCGTGATAAAATGAATATTGCAAGTGAAGTTATGGGTGAAGAATTAAAAGCTTGGATTTGATGCAACTATAAGTTGTGTGTATTTTTGCAACACTTTAAAAAAAAATTACACTTAATGTAAAAAGTGATTGACCAATATCTAGTGGGTGTGGATAAGTAACACTACATATTGTGTCAAGAAATTTATTTAAATTTTTTTCTTGTAATTAAAATTTATTTATCCTATACTTTCCCATAATAAAAATGCGAGGTAAAATATGAAACTATACTATATAAAATGTGATGATTTTATTTGTGATGTCACAGATAGATATGATCACGCACAACAACTTATAAAAGAATATCAAAAGGATGATGGAGTAAGTAAATACAAACTCCAATATTCTGCAGGTAGTTCTGAAATTGTTGTTACGTGGTTTAATAAAGATAGAATGAAAAAGTTTTTAAATCTAACAAAGGAGGCTGCTTAATGAAAAAACATGGCTTTTATCCTGGCTGTTTTAGTAAGCAGGGTTATTTGTTTAAAACTCCTAAAGAGATTATGTTTAGAGGCTCTGAATATTCTTACCCTAAAAAATCTTTTGTAAAAGTAAATCTGTTTAAACAAAATTGTTTTACTAAACTTTCAAGATCGATGGGTGGTGGCAAACTAGTAGATGGTTCTCGATTCCGTTCTTGGGGTATTATTAATTATTTCATTGAAGAAGATAATCCAGGGGTTTACGTTTTTTATAAAAGTGCAGCTAACACTGCACAAGAAAATAACAATAACAAGAAAGATAAAAAGGAGAAAAAATGAGTATAAAAAAACCAAGTCCTGAGTCATTAAAAATTGCAGATGAAATAATAAATTATGTGACTAAAGGAAAAAAAACTTTAACAATTGATAAATTAAAAAGTTCTAAAATTTTTCCTAAAGCAGAAATGATTTATTATACAATTAAAATGATTTCAGAATCAGATTTAAAAAGTTTAGAGTATCTTAAATCTGCAATTGATGAGAGAATAAAAATAATTACTTCTAAATAAACTAACCAAGGCGGCCAGAAATGGTCGCCTTAAAACATTTCCATAACTCTCTCCAACAGAACTAGCGACACAGCCCCCACCGTGCCTAATAACACCCAATAGATTTTGTCTATCTTACCACCCAAATCGTGAATTCCATCATGCATATGTTTCATATCTTTTTTTATCCCTGTTATATATCCGTATATAGAGAGTAAATGTTCTCTAGTAGTTTTGGGTTTTAATTTATCTCCGTTAGGCATTTTTAATTCCCCTGTTTCTTAAAGCAATTTCTTTTTCCGCATCTGAATATAAGGCATTCTCTGTTCTGGTCAATCCTGGGTTTTGTGCACTTAGCCCCTGATTTACCACTTGTTGTCCTTGTGTAATTACTTGAGCATTTGGTTCAGCTGAAGCCACTTGTAGTGGTATAGGTGGCGTAGGTAACTCAGGTTGAATTGTAATGTAGTCTGAAACTTGAATATTAAATTCATCATCTAAATCTAAATTTTCTAAGTCTTGATCTATTTGATTTATTATGGGTAGAGCATCAGCAAAAGTGGTTAAGGCAGGTTCTATTCCTTCAACATGGCCTCCAGTTGCAAACCCTGCTACAAATCTTTGATCTAAAGCTAGCTTTCTAATGGCATTTCTAATGGCATTAACATCCCCTTGTGCAGATAAAAAAGGATTATCTTCACCAATGTTTCTAGCTATCTCTTGAAATTTTCTTATTATATCTATTGATGGATAATATGGATCAAATCTACCATTAGATAATTGACCAAATACTTTAGGACTTATCTGTCTATCTTTAAATTCTCTTGCAAGACTAGTGACAGGGGTATCTAGTAACTTAGCTGCTTCTATATCTTTATACATTTCTTTTTGAACATTAAATCTAGCTTTGTTAGATGCAATATATCTTTCAATAACATCCTCTGGAGATTTTTCACCACCTTTCAATAAACCAAAAAATCCACCCGTAAATTCTCTTCTAGCTTCTCTGATACCTCTTTGGTAGCCTGCAATTTTAAAACTCATAGATCTTAATGGATTTACTTTTATAGGTCTAAGACCCATGTATCCTGCTAGCTCTGGTCCTATCTCTAACGCTTGTCCACTAGGGTCTACTTTACCAAACGCAGCTCCTCCAATTCTTTGATACGGTTTTAAATTTGGTAATAATGCATTTGATAAGTGTTGCATCTGTATAGCTAGTTTATCCCCTGCAGATGTTTGATCTGTATATAGTTGTCTGCCATCAACAGTTCTTCCTCTTCTTACAGCTAAATCAAACATAGCTTCTGTAAAAATAGACTCGGATATAAACGGATCCATAATTTCACCACTAGCCTCCATGACTCCTTCACTAAAACTTTGTAAAATAGTTTCTGAGTCTTTGTCTCCTTCAATTAAATTATTTACAATTGTTCGATAGGGTCTGGCAATAACGTCATAAGCATTACTTTTACTAAAATCTATATACCTTAGTTCTCCATCATCTAATCTTAAAGGGACAATAGTTGAGTTTTTAGACCACTCAGGTACAAATCTTCTCATAGCATCTATCTCTTCTGATGTTACATCGTATAAAGCTTTAGCTCCTTCAGTAACTGCTATGGGCACGGCTGTTAAAGTTGTTGCCATGCCAGCCAATCTTTTAAAACCTGTTCCAAAACTACCATCAACATAAGCACTATTTTTAACCACCCTCTCACTTCCATCTCTTAATATCTCAGTAACCGTTGGTGTTAAATTAGAACCCTTAACTCTGATGGCTCCTTCTCCTAGTTCATGGCTCATTTCTTTTAAACCTCTTTCAGCTATGTTCGTAGTTGTTCTAATAATTTCTGCAGGGAAAGACATAAAGTTACCAATCGGTAATAGTCTAGCTGTTTTAACAACATCACCAACATAAGCATAGTTAGGCACTGTATTTTTTACAATATTAGCAGCCTCAGTTTTTAGTTTCCATAACTCTGAGCTTCTATCTATAACACCTTTGTTTGGCCCTGTTTTTATTATACCCTCATCTAATTGTTTTCTAAACTCATCTAAAGATACACCAGCCCTTTTTGCTCCTCTAGCTTTAAGTCGTTCTAGTTCTACAACGTAGTTTGTGATCTTAAATGTATCATCTTCAGCTACGTATTTACTTTGAAAAAATTCACCTGTTTTTTTAACAGCATTAAGCATTTTACTTAAAGGTCCATTTATATTCATCATAGTTGACCCTGCGTTTGTGTCTTTTAATAAAGATATAAGATCTCCCATTTGAACCTGTGAGTTAGTAACTCCTAGTTCTAATAAATCTTGATAGGCTATTTGTGCTCTTGAAGATCCTGGTCCCAGTTTCAAGAGGCCTGCCACATCAATTCCTTCAGCAAAAGCTTTTCCTAATAATTTAGGATTAGCTAGTCCATCAAACATTAAACCATTAGCAGCACTAAATGCACCCGCACTCATAAAATTTCTTATGTGAGTTGGTATAGAAAATATTGTTTTTGACATCTGAGATATTCCTTTTGGAAATAATAAAAGATTTCTATAAAACCAACTTACCGCCTGTTCTGAACCACTCATCTCTTTTGTACCTCTTACAAATGCCTGTAGTCCAGACACAACATCATTGGCTGATCTAATTCCTTCTGCTATCTCTCGTGTTGTGTATTTAGTTGATAGTGGATTAACTAAATTTTTAGCTGCATTAATGTCTCCAATAACATCTTTCATAGCTACAACCTCTATTCCAGTGTTTCTAGAATCAACTCCTATTTTTGCAGCATCAGCACTGTCCCAAAAAAATCCTCTGCCACCAGCATTTTGAACAGCTTCATTTTTTCTAGATATCTCATCAAAATAATTAGCAGTTCTTGCACGAGAAGATAAAGCAGTCATAGAATTAAATAAAGTAAACCTTGGATCTTTTATTTCTCCGAACAATTCACGTAACGCTTTTTTTTCTTCAGCTGATCCAGCTGAACCAAGATCTAAACCAATCTCTTTTGTTACAGGTTTTAAAGTTCCATCCTGCATTGTTTTAGTAGTATACTTAAAATCAGGTAGGTTGGATGGATCTTTAACTCTATAAGCTTGATCTAAAATCTCATCTATTATTTGTCTGGCTTCATTTTCAGTGGCACCTGTGCTTTTAGCAAAAACTTTTTGTGCTGCCGTGTAGGCTTCATCTGTTGGTTGATATTTTCTAAAAGCGTTAAATATATTACTTTTACTTCGAAATATTTCAAACGTATTACTAGAGTATCCCGCTAATCTTTTTTTAAATAAATCTTTAAATTCTTGTGTAGCTTTTTTACCTGCACCTTCTGTGGTTCTAGCAAGTATATCAACTAAATTATTTAATTCTATTCTACCCGCATTTAAACTATCTCTTAAATTTTCAAGACTTTCAGAGGGTAATTTTTTAAGTTTTAAATCATCTAATATTTTTCCTAGTTTAACTTCATCAACTCCTTTAGTTAAATCTCCTCCTATTAATAAATCATTTACGTCATTAAAAAATTTTAATTTTTGACCTTTGGCACTTTTATCACTTGCCTCTAATGCAGTTGGAAAAATACCGTCTATTACTTTAGTTATGTTTCTAACAATTTGACTAGCTCTTCTTTGATCTCTTACTCTTAACCCTTGTTTTTTCATTTCACTTTCAAATATTTCTTGTGTTAACTTACCTCTTGGAGTGAAAGGAGCTCTTATATATTTATCAATTGCTCTTTGAAATTGACTATTGCTATATGCTAAATCTTTTCCTCTCTTAGCTAAAAGTTTTGCTGTTTTACCAGCGCCAAAAGCAAAAGGAGTTACAAGTAAAGACTCACTACCAAACTTAATTCTATTCATTAACTTTCTAGCAGCATCATCTCTTCCTACACTTTCACCTCTATCTAACTCAGTAGGTCCTTCAAACATGTCTCCAAAAGTTCCTATCTCTTCATTGTCTACAACTAAAGTCTCTCCCGCAGCTCCACCTGTAATGGCTGCAGCGTATCTAGGGTATTTCGCTTTACTATTTAAATTACGAACCTTTGTTAGGGCCTCTAGTAGTCTATCTTTATCAGGTGTTGAACCTTTTTTTCTAATAACTGTTCCTGGCTTAACACCAAATCTTTTGGCTACTTCTCCAAATACTTTACGTTCGCTACCAAAATTAGCATATGCATTAGCTCTTCTTGCTTTTAAAGCATTGGCTGTTAATTTTCTAGCAGCACTATTTGCTACTTTAAATCCCACACCACCTGGTACAGCTATCTGAACTATAGCTTCTGTTAATTTTCCTATTAATCTGTCTTCTGCTACTTCTTCAAAGGGATTTAATTTATCAAAAAATTCTTCTACATCCGCTGCTTTATCTGTATCCATACCCAGATCTATTAACTCAGCGCCTAGTGAAACTATACCTTCTGGTATTTTAATAATACCAGATGCTAGACCCGCAGCAAAAGATTTATACCAACTAGTGGAGTTATCTTCTTCAGCCATTATTAATTCCTATTTCTATATTCTTCTAAGAATCTCTCGTAATCTGATTTTTGTTGCGGGTTCATTTTTGTATTAATAGTAGTCGTTCCCGCTCTTTGTTGTGGTATGGTGCCTCTTGCTGCAATGTTTGCTCTTCTTATAGCTCGATCTTGTTCTGCCCGTTCAGCCGATCCTCTTGGAAAAGTATAGCTCTCATCTTCTCCTATTTCTTTCTCACTACGTATAGGTAGTTTTCCTATAGCTTCTTCTACTGATTCTGTTTTTTGTGTTATTTTTCCGTCATTGTCAGTCTCGGTTCCTTGATCGTACACCTCAAATTTATATTCTTTACCATCTTTTACAAGTTCATACTGCACATCGTTAGTCCAATCGTAATATATCCTGCCTGTGTTATTGCCTTTTTTACCAAAGTTTCTAGCAGCTTTTTTTAATGACTCCTCGTCCTGTACAGCTTTAGGGTCCAATGGCTCTGATGCAACAAGTTTATTTTGATCCAATAATTCTCTAGTAGTTTTTAATTTCCATGTTTCTATTCTAGTAGCCTCACCTAGGGTTCCATATAGCTGATCTTCATATCCTTTTTGAGCAGTTTCTTTAATAGTATTATCTATGCCACTTATTAATTTCTGTTCTTCTCTTAATAATTCTAATGCATTTGTATATTGCATTTTTAATTCTTTAAATCTATCTTTTTGTTTTTTATCATATAAATCTGACTCTATAGCAGCTTTTAATTTTATCACATTTTTTTCAAGATCAGCTTGTCTATCAAACATAGTTCCTTCTTGTGTAAATTTTAATCCCAATAAATCTTTTTCGTTAGTAAAATCTTTTTCTTGTAATTTTAATAATCTATCTGTTTCTTGTTTAAATTTTTTTAATATAAAGTCCTGTTCTCTTTTAGTTTTTTCATAATCTTGTTTTCTGTCTTCTAAAGTCTCACCTCTTCTTATACTTAAATCAGCTGCAGCCAGTCCTAGATCTCTATCTCTCTTAGCTCTTGCTTCCTGTGCTTCAATTAAAGCTAGGTTAGGTTTTTCCAATCTGGAGATCGCATCTGCAAAGCCAGTAGCTTTGGACACCGCAGGGCCAGCTGTTAATAAATATTGTGTTAATGGATCAAAACTTTTGTCCTCACCTAAACCAGATTTTAATTTTTCAAGATAATAAGCAGTATCTCTCTCTTCACCAAAATCAGGTGCAGTTTCAGTTACTTGTTCTTTTATGCCTAGAAGTCCTTGATCCGCAGCTCTACCCATTTGCAGTGGATTTTCAAAAGGATTACTTCCTACTTGAAAAGGCTTTCTATCTTGAATCTCGGACATAATACCAACACCAACGTTACCACCCTTTCTAAACATTGGTCTTTTAAAAGTTTTACTCATTAATTGTCTCCTAAACCAAATGCTCTGTATATCCCTGCTAGTGTTCCGCCTGCTCCAATAGCGGTTGCAATCGGACTAGGACTTGGAGCCACGACTTGAGTTGTTTGACCTGGGTATCCAGCTATTAAACTTGTTACACCACTACCATAAGCTTGAGCAGCAGTCAGTGGTTGATTTAATTGTTGTTGGGCCAACTGTTGCTGTGCCTGTAATTGAGCTTGTCTTTGAGCTTGATTCTGTGCACCTAAAGTTGTTAACGCTCCGACATCTTGACCTAAGAAAGATTGTTGTGCTCTGCCTAATCCTAATTGATCAGCTGCCAATGCTTGTTGATTTAAAAATGCTTGTTGAGCTAAATTTTGAGCTTCACCAAAACCTTGTTGTAATAATTGTGCCTGTAATGCTGCACGGTTCCTGTCGCTTGCTGATTGGTACTCGGCTCTTTGAACACCTTCTCTACCACCACCAAGAACACCTTTGCCCACAGCTTGAGCGGCGATGTTAGGTATACCTTTAGCTGCTTGAACATCAAATTCTTGTAATGTAGCATCTATAACATCTCTTTGATATGGAGACATGAAAGCTTGAAAAGCTGTTGGTCCAGTTAGTGCTCCAGCTTGAGCTTGTCTTGCAGCTGCAGATTGTAAGAATGGTTGATACGCTCCTAAACCTTGTGTAGCTATTTGTTGTGCTTGAGTCTGTAAAGGATCTTGAGCAGCTACAAACTGTGGACCAAATACTTTGGAAAGATCTGCTGTTTTAACTTGACCTGTTGCTGTTGCAAGATCTCCTAAAAATGTTTTACCAGCAGCTTCTATAAACTCTGGTGGTAATATACGTTGTTCTGTTACTTCAGCCATTATGCTACCTTACTCTCTAAATTTTTCATTTGATCATACATTCTTTGTGCTCCCTTTTCAATGCTG